CCGATCATCCCGGACAGGCCCTGCCGGTTGACCTCGTTCAGCGCCTGGATGCTCTGCCGCAGCCCGTCGGCGGATTGCTTCTGCGCCTCGAGTTGGCCCTGCACCTCCTGCGCCTGCGCGCCGAACAGACCCATCGACTCGGCGGCCAACTGCTGCTCGAGGGCCTGCCCGGCCAGAGCATCCGAGTAGTCGCCCAGCTCCGCCCGGAGCTCGGCGGCCTCCTCGCTGGTGAGCCCCATCTTCTTGATGGCCGCGTCAAGGCCCGCGGCCGCAAGGTCGGCCTTGCCGCCGGACACCAGACTGGCGAGGGACTTGTCGAGCGCGTCGATGTCCTCCTTCGCGTTCTTCACCGGGGTGGAGTCCCAGTCGCCCAGGCCTCCCAGCGTCACGATGAACTGCTGCACCTTGTCGGCGCCCTGCGGGTCGGTGACCTTCTGCAGGCTGTCGGCCAGGCCGCCGAGGTCGGCGCCGTATGCGCGCAGCGCCTCGCCGCCCACCTTGCCGGACCTGCCGAGTTCCGCGATCGACGTCGTCAGCTTGTCGACGTCCGGCTTCGGCCGCTGACTGCTTGACGACAGCTCCGAGAGGGTGAGGAGCAGCAGCCCGAGGCCGGTCCCGGCCATCGCGAGTTTCGCGCCGCGCGACAGCCCGCCGATCGCCGCGGTGACGCCGCTGATCGCGCCGGGTGCGCCGGCGGCCGCCGCGCGCATCGCCCCCACCTGCACGCCCAGCGCGAGGAGCGCGGCCTTGGCCGCGTCCGTCCCAACCGCGGCCAGGCGCACGGCCTTGATGGCGATGGCCAGCTGCAGCATGGTCGCGATCGCCTCGGGCGGTACCGCGGACACGATCCCGGACAGGGCGTTGATGACGTCGAGCATGCCCACGCCGACGTCGGAGCCGGCCTGGAGGACGTTCAGCAGGGCGTCGCCGAGGTTGTGCAGGGTCTCCCACACGGCGGGGCCGTTGGCGTGCGCGTAGTCGAGGAACTCCTTGAAGCCGGATCCGACTTCGCCGGCGTCGAGCTTGGCCAGGAAGATGTTCAGCTCGTCGACCGCGTGGTCCATGGTCTTGTCGGCGAAGTTGGTGAACCGGCTGTTCAGCTTGTCGAACCCTGGGGTGGAGATCGCGCCGCCGACCATGGTGACGAGCCGGTCGACCTGCGTCGACGCACCCTTGACCAGGCCCGTCGTCTTGGGCAGCAGGGCGTTGGCGACCGCCACACCCTTGGTGAACGGGCCCATCACGTCGCCCGCGAGGCTGTCGGACCAGTCCTGGAAGTTGTCGCGCAGCAGCCCCACCGCGACCGCGGCCTCACGGGTGGCGGGCGGCATCTTCTCCAGCTGCTGCTGATACGCGGCCTGCGCCTGGACGGCCTCCTGGGAGGCCGCGCCCGAGGTGCGCACCGCCTCCTCGTAGGCGTCCTGCGCCTTGACCGCCTCACCGATCGCGGCGATCTGCGGCTTGAGCGCCAGACCGTAGGCGGCCGCGGCCACGGCCACCGCGCCGAACTGCCCAGCCAGCTGCAGGGCGGATCCCGCGAGAGCCGCCGTGGCGGGGATCGCGGCCGGCGCCAGGCTGATCAGGTTGGCCTTGAGGGATTCACCGACCTTGCCGGCCGCCACGGACAGATCATCGAAGCGGCTGCGGACCTGCCCCGCGCGGTCGTCGACACGGCGCTGCGCGTCGGCCACCGTGAGGAACCGGCCCTCGAGGTCACGCAGCCGGCCGTCGGCGTCCGCGGTGATGCCCGCCATGCGCAGCCGCAGGCGGTCCGCGGAATCCGCCGAGCCGTCCAGGACCCGCGACAGCTCGTCGCGCCCTGCGAGGGTGAAGGTGAGACGCGTAGCCACCGGTCACCTCCTCACCTCGTAGCGACGTGCCGGTCGATCCACGCGACCAGGCGCAGGAACCGGTCGACCTTGAGCCGGTCGATCTCGGATGGCTGCATGTGCAGGTAATGCATCAGCAGCGGCTCGTACTCGTGGATCAGTCCGCGGAGTCCTGCTGGCCGGGAGCCAAGTGGCCTTTTCCCAGCGCGTCGAGTGCCGCGTCCACGTCCGCCCGGTCGTGGGCGAGCCTGCGCAGGTGCGGCAGCATCGCGTCGATCGCCGCGTCCTCCGATTTCGCGAGGGCCTCCGACATGACCGAGGTCAGCACGTCGTCGATCTCGTGGCGCTCGATGCGGACCGTGAGGCGGCGCCGCCAGCCGGGCACGTCGAACGCGGCGAACTGCAGCTGGGGGTCCTCGCGCCGGCGGAACGCCCACAGCACCGCGCGCATGGCGGTCGGGTCCTGGCCGCGCAGATGATCCTCGACGGACCTCCATTGCAGGCCCGTCGCCTCTTCGACGGCGGCCGCCTCGATCGCCGACAGATCGTCGGTCGTCCTGCGCTCGGGGGCGCCGTCGTCCGGCGTGTACGTGATGATCATGCGTCGTCTCTTCTCACTGAAGGTCCCGGCGGACGTCGCCGAGGACCCGTTCGATTTCGGCCCGCATCCGCGGCATCCCTGCCTCCACGGTCTTCGACCACCAGCCCGTCGGCCGCGCCCACTGCGTCGCCCACCGCCGTCGGTTGTTGAACACCGGATGCCGCACCCTGCCCTCGTCGATGACCCCGGGCATGTTTCGCAGGTCCGCAGGCAGGCGTGAGCGGTCCACCCACACGCGGGCGCCCGGGCTGGCGCCGGAGCGGACACTGATGCGCACAGCGCCCGCCAGCGTCGCCCGCAGCGGGCGTTCGGTGAGTGACGGCCCGCCCCGCGTCTTGCGGCCGGAGCCGGGCAGCTGCACGGTGCGGATCGCGCTCTGCAGGTCCGCGTGCAGCGGCTCGGCCGCCCGCCTGATACGGCGGGCGGTGTTCTGCCGCAGTCGCGGCCCGCCCGCCGCACGCAGGCGGCGCGACAGCTCCACCAGCTGGCCCGTGCCGAGGATCTGTACCGAGCCGGTCATGGTCAGGCCGCGGGGATCGCGACGTTCTCGGCGGGCTCGCTGGTGATCGCGAACTGCGCCATGATCTGCGCCGCCTGGTCCAGCTCGCGGACCTTGGCCTGCGAGGTGACCGTGACGGGGAAGATGTCCATGGTCTGCGCCTCGACGTCGCCCTCGTCCATCCACACGATGTAACCCGTGTCCTCGCGGTTGAGGAGGGTGCGCACGTCGTCGCCGTCCTTCGACGCCCAGAACGTCAGCGACGAGTCGGCGGCGGTGATCTCGCCGCCCACGACCGGCGTGAACCGCGAACCGAGGGCCGGGGTGGGCACGGTGGCGGACGTGGTCTGCCAGCCCGCCATGGCGCCCGTCTCGCCCTCGAGGGCCGTGCCCGCGTTCAGCTCGACGCGGGTCGGGGCGGACTTGTTCGCGATCGTCGGCACCCACAGCACCTTCGTGGTGCCTCGCCGGTAGTAGCGGATCGACGCGTTGATCGGCGTAGCCATCAGCTCTCATCTCCCTTCGGGGTCGGCCGGCGGCGCTTGACCGCGGCCTTCGGTTTCGGCAGGTCCTCGGCGACCTGCCAGCCCGCCGCCCGGTGCCCCGGCACCGACGCCTCGTCGACGTCGATCGGCTGACCGGGAAGATCGGGGTGGGTCATGCTCACGCGGCGCATCAGACCGGCACCCGCACAACCGCCACGGTCACCGACGTGACGCCGTCATAGGTGATCGCGGCCCGCCCGGTCGACTTGTTGCGGTAGTCGTTCGTCACGGGGATCGCCACCTCCGCGCCGGCCGCCACGGCGACAGCCCGGTCGGCGACCGCCAGGCCGTTCACGGTGTCCGGCGTCGCCAGCGTCACCGTGTGACTGCCGGCATCGCCGTTCTTCACCAGCAGCAGCACGCCCGCCCCGGTCTGGCAGGTGTCCCCGCCTCCCGCCGCCGCGCCGTATGTGATCGTCGCGCCGGTCAGCCCCACGACGGTCGTCGTCAGTGCAGCCATATCCGTCCCTTCTCTACGTGAATGCGCGGCCGGCCACCGTCAGCAGCAGCCGGGCCTGCGCCCCGTCCTCGGTCTGGTCCTGCACCAGTCGGGTCGCCTCGACGGCGGCCTCCAGCGAGGGAAGCCCGATGCTCGGGTCCGCCCTCAGCCACGCCTCGACGCGCGCCGCGATCTCATACACGCGCTGGCGGGCGGCCACGATGTCCGTGTCACCGCGGGTCGCGACGGCCGCCACCGTGACCTGGAACGCCTCCTCGCGACCGCTGCTGAGATCGGACCAGCCGCCGACGGACTGAGCCGCCTCGAAGTCGCCGGACGGGTCGCCGTCGAAGCCGACGATGAGCCAGTCCGGGGCGGCCGAGTCCGTCACCTCCGGCCCGTCCGCGATGACCACGCCCGACAGCTCGCCGTCGGTCTCGGACTTGCCCAGCGCCACCAGCGCGTCGAGCACTTCGGGAACTCTCGATCCCATCTACGCCACTCCTGGGGGAAGCCGGTACGGGGCGAGGAGCTCGAGCACCCGGTTGGGCACCGCGTAGCCGAACCCCGGGATGGGCTGGCCGACGCTGTAGTCCTCGCCGCTGCCGGGCAGGGCGCCGCCGCGGGCCGGACGCTGCGTGCGCCACAGGTGCTGAACGAGCATCCGCGCCGCCAGATTGACCGTCGTCGGCGTCTGGTCCCGCCCGGCCTGCACGGTGACCAGCAGCAGGCCGCGGAACCAGCCACGGTCCCGGCGGCGGACCTCCCCGGTGTCGGGGTCCAGGACCAGGCCGTCGACCGCGTAGGAGACCCCGCCGTCAAGGAGGGGCTCCACCGACGTCAGCGACAGGACCGGAGTCGTGCGCAGCACCAGAGCGCGCCGCCCGGATTCCGCGTCGTGCCGCTCGGCGACCTCGCGCGGCTCCACCGGCCCGATGAACTCCTCGATCGGCGCGGTGACCGCGTCGACGTAGGTCTGCAGCTCGTCGTCGTCCGCGTCGCCCGTCAGGTTCAGCTGCGCTTTCGCCTCGTCCAGAGTCAGCAGCGCCACGTCGTCCCCCTCACGTGCGGGAGAGCGGCAGGACGTTGGGGAACCCGAGCAGGATCGTCGCCCCGTAGATGCCGCCGGTGGTGGTGCCCGACGCGGTGGTCACGGCCCGCAGGTACCGGGCGGTCCCGGTGTAGCCGATCTCGTAGATCTTGTCGTCGTCGGAGGAGCCGATCGAAGGTAGCGAGCCCTGCAGGTCGGCCGCGTCGGCGTCGTCCCAGTCGCTGTTGTTGTCCGACACCTCCAGCGTGATGGCGTGCGTGCCGTCGGTGATGGCCCCGGTGTGGACCAGCAGCGTCGCCGAGGAGAACCACTCGTTGGTTCCGGACGCGCCGGACAGCTTGCGGTCGACGGCCGTGCCGTTGGCGCTCGCCGTCCGCAGCACGATGGCCAACGTCGCCTTGGCGCGGACATGGTTGTAGACGCTGCGCTTCACTTCGCGTCGCCTCCGTCCTCGGTCTTCTCCTGGCCGTCCTCGGTCTTGGCGCCCTCGGCGGCCGGGGGCTTTGAGGCCGCTGTCTTCTTCGCCGGGGCCGTCTTCTTCGCGGCCGGCTTGTCGGCAGGCGCCATGGCCTGAGGGATGACGACCTCTTCGAACAGTTCCTCGCGGCCCTTGATGACGGGGTCGTGCGGGGATACGAGGTCACCCTTGACGATGCGCCGGTTGTCCGGCGCCCAGAACGTGTCCTTGGCTCGGTACATCGAATCTCCTGGAACGAGACGGGCGCAGCCGGCGGGATGCTGGCTGCGCCCGGAAGGGGGACGGGGATCAGGTGATGTCGAGGAGCCGGAACGCGTCGGCGTTGACGACGTCGGAGCCGACCCGCCAGTAGGCGAACCAGCCCGCCTCACCGGTCGGGCGGCCGTTCGCCCCCTTGACCAGCGGCTCGTACACCATGGTCATGCCGACCCGGTCCACGATGTAGAAGTTGCGGAAGTCGCCGAGCAGCAGCGCGTAGTTCTCCGCGCCCGCGTTGATGACGCCGTCCATCGCCGAGGCCTCGTAGATCGGCGCGCCGAGCAGCTGCTCGGGCTGGCCCATGCCGAGGTTCGCCCAGAACGAGCTACCGCCGGAGGTGTCGAACTGGCGGGTCTTGTTGATGATCGCCTTGTTCGCCATCCACGACGGCGACCCGGTCAGACGGTGCCGAGGCGGCAGGGCCTGCTCGACGGCGTACACGTCGGCGACCGCGTAGGTGTCGGTGGTCGCCGAGTTCACGACCGACCCGGACACGGCCGACACCGCGGTGATGACGCCCTTGGGCTGGGTGCTGCCGTTGCCAGTGGCGAACGCGGTGGCCTCCAGGCGGTCCTTGGCGTCCGCCAGGAGCGGGCCGACCTCGGCGCCGAACCCGGAGTCCGCGAGGACCTCGAAGGAGCCCTGCACCCACGCCGCCGCCTTCTTCGGCGTGATGGACGGCTGCGCGAACGACGGCGACGCGTCGGCCACCTGGTTGGCCTCCGCCAACCACTCCGCCGTCACGCCGGCGGAGCTGACACCGTTCCACGTGTCCGTGGTGATCGTCTTGATCGTCGACACCTGCCGGAACGGGTTCGCGCTGCCGGCGTTCGTCAGGATGATCGTCGGGTCGAGGGTGAACGGCACCAGGAAACCGCCCGCCGCGTCGGTCAGGGTCATCGCCCGCCGGTGCGCCTCGGCCAGCTTGTACGCCGCGTACTCGTCCTCGTCGAGGAGCGCCGGGTTCCCGGCGTTCTCCAGCAGCGACTCGAACGCGCGCATGTAGTCCTCGGACCCGGTCAGCAGCAGGTGCTGAGCGATCCGGCCCCGGCGGTCGCCGCGCACCAGGCGCTCGACCCTCTCCTGCTGGTCCTCGGTGATCTGCTCGGCCGCGAGCTCCACCGCGTACAGGGCGCGGGTGCGCAGGTCGGCCAGCGTCGAACGCTCGTTGAGGTTCGCGCCGCGCACACGGTCGAGCTCCTCGTAGGGGTTGCCGCGCGAGCGCATGAACTGCGGGCCGTCGCCGTCGCCCCGCTCCTGACTGCCGGGCACGGTAGCGGCCGCGCGGACGGCGTCCACGCGGCGCTCGTGCTCGAGCTGCTCGTTGTACGCCTCCTGCGCGGTGTCGAACTCGCCGAGCAGCTCGCCGGCGCGGGTGGCCTGTTCGTCGGTCGGCTCCTCGACCTCTTCCAGCTCCAGGAGCTCGGACCGGATCGCCTCGAGCGACTCCTTGAGCTTGTCGCTCTTCTTCTTCCGCTTGGTGGTCACAGGGCCCTCCTGGCCTTGATCTCGGCGCGGACCGTGGCCCACGCGATCTTCTGCCGAGCGGAGTGCCCTGCGGGCGGGTCCTCGGCGGCGGTGCCCGGGCTGGGGTCGCCGGCGGCCGGCGGGCCCGCGGGAGGCTCGCCCGGGGGCGTCTCCAGCGGGGTGCCGGTCCGAAGCATCTCGACGAGGCGTGTCCGCTCGTCGGGGGGGAGGTCGGCGAGCAGACGCGCGGCCTGCTCGGCCCGCACGCCGATCACGGCGGCGTCGGGGTAGGCGGGGAACGGGGTCGGCCCGTACTCCTTCAACCGGATCTCCTGGCGGCGCACAGTGCGCAGCTTGCCGCCGTTGTCGGCCCGCCAGCCGCCACGCGGAGCGCGGCCGGGGTCGGAGCGCAGGAACCCGCCGGTGAAGGACTGGCCGGTGATGGCGCCCTCACGGATGTTCTCCAGCACCTCGTCGGCGAGCTCGGTGCGGTTGTAGCGGGTCACCGTCAGCAGGCCCCGGTTGTCGGCCTTGACCTCGACGGGGGTACCGATCGGCATGGAGCCACGCTCGGACGGGGTGCCCCACAGGGTGCGGCCGTGGTTGTAGAACACCCCGACACGCCAGGTCGCCCGCGAGCCGGCCGGGGCGAGCTGCTGCAGCGTGCGGTCGAACGCCCTGCGATCGATGACCTCGGTGTAGTGGCCGTCCTGGTCGTGGATCTCCGTCGGGGTGTCGAAAACGGCGGCATAGGCCTCGACAGTGCGGCCGTCCCCGCCGGCGCGGACACGGATGTCCTCCAGCGGGAAGCTGCGGATGAAGGTGTCCATCACGCCTCCTCGGTGGGCTGTTCGGCGGGTGTGGGCTGCCCGGCACCGGGCTTCTGCAGCTGCACGGAGTACAGGCCGGTGTGCTTGAGCAGGCTGTAGTCCTCGGCCTCCACCGCCGCGACGACGCTTGCTGGCTCGTAGCCGGCGTCGACGAGCTGGCGGATCGTGCGGGACTGCAGGCCCTGGATCTCGGCCGCGTCCCGGCGGTCCTCGCGAAGCCACGCGATGTCCCGGTCGTCGTACCAGAGCTCAGCCTTCTCCGGGACGTTGACGATCTGGGCGAGCGATCCTGCGGCCTCACGCCACAGCGGGCGCATCGTGCCGTCCGCCAGACGGCGACGGGAGGACGCGTAGTTGCCGGCGTTCAGCGACGACCCGGCCAGTCCCTCGGAGAACCCGACGACGACCGGCGGCACACCGGCCGCGGCCGCCAGACGCGTCTCACCGGCGCCCTGCGTGGCCTTGAAATCGATCTGCCCCAGATCCTTGCCGACGATCGTGGCGTCCGCCCCGCCGCCCAGGTAGAGCGTCTTGTAAGCGGTGTCCACACCCCGGTGCTCGGAATCCATCAGCGCCTGGAACTTCCGCACCTTCTCCGGTGTGACCGACGCGTCGAAGGAGACGATGACCTGCGGCGTCGCCCCGTTCTCGAAGAACTTCAGCTTGTGCCGGGTCGCCGCGGTGTCGCCCACGATCTCCCGGATCACCGGAGTCACCCACGACATGCCCCGGAACTGGAACTCGGGGTCCGGGATCGGAGCGAAGTGCGCGACCTGCTCCGGCAGCAGGAACCACGGCTGTGACCCGGTGGGCGGGTCGTACATGTAGCCGATCAACTCGGAGTCGATCGCCTCGCTGGGCAGGCCTGGTTCCTCCTGCGAGCCGGTGACGATCGTGACCCAGTCCGGCCGCAGGACCTTCAAGCGGCCGGGGTTGTAGTTCGTCACGTACCCGCTGCCCTCCAGATCCGCGCTCTGGATCATCCGAGACAGCAGGTTGCCCGTGGTTCCCCCTGGCCATGGCCTCTCCAGCAGAGCCAGGTCCTGCGTGCCGAACAGTTCGCCGGGCCGGCCGTTTCTGATCTGCCGGAACTGGAAGCGGGCCTCGGCGAACAGCAGTTGCCGCACCATCATGAGCGCGAAGACGGGGCCGTTGGACTTGTAGGCGTGACGGACCTTGGCCTCGAACTCCATCGGGAGGGGACGCTCTTTGCCGTCCACCGGCCGGCCGGTGCCGTAGTAGACGTTCCCGTCCACCGACCAGGAGCTGTCGTCCCGTAGGGCCGGACGTCGAGCGCGCTGCCACAGACTCGTCACTGCTCCCCCTCCTGCTGGTCGATGTCGACGACGAACAGGAAGGACGCGGCCGTCACGAGCCCGCCGACCATCAGCCCTAGGCCCGTCCCGAACTCCAGTCCCGCGCCCACGGAGAGGCCCGTACAGCCCGCCCAGTAGCCGAGCCGGGTCCGGGCCAGCCGGGACCAGCGGGTCACCCGAAGAAACCCCACGGCTCGACCTCCTTCTCCGGCTCCTCGATCTCCGCGGACAGACCCCACTTGGCTTGCGTCGCAGCCACCAGAGGGGTGATGTCCACACCGACACCACGCCGGGCCCACGCCCACGCTTCTCCGAGGTCGCGCTTGCGGGCACCCGCCACCGCCGTCACCAGCGGCGCGTTGCCCTGCCCCAGGTGCACGATCCGTCCGGATGCCACCGCGTCGTAGAACTGGCCCGTGGCCTGCACGACGTCCCTGGTCTTCATCTGCACCACAGGGACGACAGGGACGGCTTCCTCGCCGTCCTGGTCCGCGTCGTCTGGCGTCAACGCGTCCACCAGATCGGCGATGAGCGACCCTGCCGGACTGCCGGGATCCATCACCCAGCAGCGGGGCTGCCACTTCGCCGTGAGCTCGCGGGCCCGCTCGATCACCCAGTCCGTGCCAGGCCGGTTGTCGACGACCTCCACGTGGACCGCCTCACCGCTCCAGCCGGCCACGCAGATACTCGCGTGGCTGCGCTCCGGGGTGACGTCGATGGAGAACGCCACCGGGTCCGCAGGCTGGCTTTCGGAGTCCGCCAGGGCCTCCCACGCGTCCTGTCCGATGACCGCCCACGCATCGCCGTCCTCGGCCGGATACTCGCCCACACCGAGCCTCTCCCGCGCGTAGCCGTCCTTGCTGAGCGTGGACCGCTCATTGGCCACCTTCGCCAGTGTCAGCCGGTAGCCGACGGCCGGGTTGGACTTCAGGACGGCCTCGTCGGAAGCCGGGTCGTCGTGCGCCGTGCAGTCCTTCGGACACTCATCGACATGCAGGTCCGCCGACCATTCCATGTATGCCAGCGACGGGTCCGGCACACCCGACTCGATCGCCGCCAGGGCACGCCGGCGCAGGCGCCCGAGTTGCACGGAAGGGGCGCCGATGCCGGCCGAACCGAGGTACCAGATCTGTGGGTCCTCGATGGCGGCCATCGTGGGCAGCAGGGCGTCCATCTCGTTGTCGCCGAGGATCATGTCTTCGTCGAGCATGTTGCTGTGGCCGCTGAAGCCGCGGCCTGAGCCCTTCGACCGGGCGATGAAGCGGAGCATGGAGCCGTCGTGCAGCTCGATCCATTCCTCGCCGACGGTCTGCCGGTACTGTTTCACGCGTTTGTGCAGGTCAGGGCATGCGCGGATCAGGCGCTCGATTCTGCGGAACGCGTTCTTCGCCGTCTTGAACTCATGGGCGCTGTGGAGGATCAGCTCCTCGCCGCCGATGAACAGCCCCCACAGCTCGCGGGCTTCGATGATCCCGCCCTTGCCGTTTTGCCTCGGCACGTTCACGGCGACCTCGAACGCCGCCCAAGACCCGTCGGCCTTCTCCGCCATGCCGACCCGCAGCACGTGCTGCTGCCACGGGTCCAGGTGCAGGCCGGCCTTGGCCGCCAGGTCGATCGCCTCCTGCCCCGCAGTGGAGACCGACGGCGGCGCGACCTGAATGGGCGGCTCCTGCCAGCCGGTCAGCCGGTCAGCCACCGGCGGCCTGCTCGCGCACGGCCTTGCGGCGCTTCGCTCGCTGCTCAGCAACGTCATCGACCGCGTCTCCCTTCGACTCGACCGGGGCGAGCTTGCGGAGGTCGGCCATGATCGACCGGAGCTTGTCGGCGACGGCCGCCTTCGCGCCGGGCACGTCCGTCTCGGCGAGCGACCGGGCCAGCTCCAGGGCCACGGCCGCCATGCCGGGCGAGGTCTCGTCCGCGCGCAGCTCGTCGAGCTCCGCCGCGATCTTGTCGACGACGCTCATGATCACCCCCGGTCGTGACACACCGTCACATCACGCACAGTGACGGCCGCTAAATCGCTGGCGTTCGCTTCGCCGGAATAGGGCTCAGATTTGGGCGCGCAAAAAATCGGGCGAC